TTTCAAAATTACAAACTTACGATACCGTGTATCAAACCGAATAGGTTTTTTGAACATTGTAAAATCTTTTGGATTATGCCACTTGAAGTAGCCATAGATTTTACTCTTACTGTCTGACATAAGGTAGGTGTGATTTGGTTGTCTAAACTCAACGTCCCACTTTGTAACTTCTTTCGCTAGAATCATGATAAGTTTCCTATCGTTATAAGAATATTATACATGATTTTTGAATAAAAGTCAAGCACTTTCTTCCATGAAAAAACCAGCCCGAAGGCTGGTCTAGTAAGGGGTTGCAGGTTATTTTAGCCCTGCGAGAGCACCTGCAGGGACTACTTCAATCCCAGACCCAAAAATACGGTTGTATTCATTGGTCATCTTCTGATCAGGTTCACCCTCTGATGCAATTGCATTCTTGTAAAGGGATACATTTCCTGTAACGTATGGCATGTATGGAGCGATACCCACACCCATCTGTCCACTTTGAGTTGGTTGCAACATGATGGTTGCAGGGTTCTTCAACTCAATAGTTGCGTCATAATAATTAAACACTTCAGAGATAATCTCTTCACCGTTGATCATTTTAAACACTTTTACTTTATTCATATTATTCCTCAATTGCTAAGTTGTCAATAAATTTTGCTGCTTCATCATGATGATTAAAGTGCTTAATAATTATTTGTTCAGTTGCATAATAATTTTGAGCGACTAACAAAACCTGTTTAGTTTTATAAACAGAAATCTTCATGACCCAATCCCCACGTCTTACTGTGACGAAGGATATTAGATTAGGTGATACTTTTGCTCTCATCATACCAATATTTATTAGGTATTAATGAGCGCATTAACTTAACATGGGTTTTTAAAACCATGTCATAAACTGCTATACGATCTGCGTATTGGTCAGCTACAAGAACTAAAGGATTAGGTGGAGCAAGATGAACATTAGCATCTGTCTCACCACCTTCTGTTACAACTGCCATGTTATTCTTACGAGCGATATGTTTCATGATTCCGTTCTCAGATAAACAGTGCATACAAACGTCAGTAATCCCTTTAGTGCGTAACCATGTTACTGCTCGGTCAAACATACCCTGAGCATAACCAAGACCTCTATATTCGGTATCTACTGAACAACCAAGTTCAGCCTGTTCGTTTATAATAGCAACGTGGCAAGCAGCAACTAGGTGACCACTAATATGATCAACACCAAACCACTTGTTATTTTCTTGCCCGCATGTTTGTTCTACATACTGGGCGATGTAATCGTCAGATACCATTCCACCGAATCTTAATCTACGTTCTTCGCCTTGTAGAGATTTTAAATGTGAAATGATTCTATCTTTATCAAGTATAGATAATTTTCTAACTGCCATATTTGAAAGGGGAGTTTCCTCCCCCACCTCTTAGTCGTTCAAGAATTGCTTTTCAGCCTTTGCCTTAACTGGCACTTTCTTAGCTTTCTTTTCTTCTGGGATAAGACGCTCAAGAGCAATCTTTAGCATACCATTGAAAAGTTCTGCATCCTTAACTTCAACTTGGTCGTTAAGTGCGAAAGTACGAGTGAAAGCACGAGCAGCAATACCCTTGAATAAGAAGTCATCTTCAGCTTCTGTAGACTGAACATTACCCTTAACAACTAATTTACCACCATCAATCTCGATGTCGATTTCGTTTTGACCGAAACCAGCAACCGCCATCTCGATAACATAATGAGTGTCATCTACTTTACGGATGTTGTATGGAGGATAGTTAGGAATGTTCTTAGTGATGTCGTCATGAAGTTTTTGCATCTTCAAGAGTTGGTCATCAAAACCAACGAAGAACTTATCGAAGTCCTTAAAGACATCTTGACTGAAGAATGAAGGGATGAATTGCTTGTTTGTCATGTTTTCTCCTTTTAAGCGAGTTAATTAAACGACCACCCATTTGGCGTGGTCATCCTTGGTTTGTTTAGCCAGAGCCAAGGCTGCTGGTCGACGCCTGTTGCCGTGTGCGCCCAACGGTTCCCAAGGTAGTGGGACACTATTAGAATAAGTGGCTGTTTTATATACCGTAAGCACAGCCATCACGGTCTTCCCATCCCGATGGGACAAATACTATTTATTCATTACATACATTGTTACTTCAAAGCCAAAACGCATTTCTGTTGCAGCTGGTTTAGTCCACATAATAATCTCCTTAAGAATACCCTTTATTGGGTATAATTACTTAGTACGATATGGTCAAAAACCGTCTAAGGGAAATTATTAATTGTATATAAATCTAAATTTATTTATATCAGTTTTGTTCGCTTGGACGAACTTTTTTACCGATATTATATTTGGCAACCAAATTCCACTCGTTCTTCTCTTTGAAGGATACGACTTTAATCTGGCTTAATGATGCTTTCTGTTCTGCTTTAGAAGGATGTACAATCTTTAATAAATCCCAGTCTTGAAGCAAACCAGCAATAGCGTTACGACGCTCAATATCACCTGAGGTAATATTCGAGTCTTTACCATCCAAAGCAAATAGTTCTTTGAAGTGAACGATAAAATATCTACCTTGCTTATGTAGAATATGGCAAGATTGATATAGCGTGTTGTCTTTCTTGGAAGCGATACCGATACGTGTTAGAGTTTCACGAACCTTCAAGAAGTTGTCTGGTTCAGCGAGTGTTACCTCTAACATAGAATCGGGTGTCCAATCATAGTAAATCATTTCTACTGTCATGATTATTTTCCACCTTTATTTAATTTTTGTTTTATTTCATTCAATTGTTCGTCGGAAAGGATGCGCAATGCTTCCTTCGCTTTTTCACTGGAATACCCGAAATACTCCTGAACCAAAAGTAAAGACTCAGTAGCTTTATCGGCTTTCGCCCACTTGCTGAATCTCTTTTTCTTGGCAATACTATTTAGTAAAAATCTAAATTGCCACTCCTTTGGGAGAGAGGCATATTGATTCATAGTATTAGCTTGAACAACTGTGTCGTGGAAATATGACAATCCTCTATTTACTAGGAAAGGGGAATAATCCTTTGCTGCTTGGGGATCTACAAATAGATCTTCCTTGGTTTGGTTAATCGCATTAATAAAATCAAACGGACTCATGATATTCTACCGCAATGTCTTTTAGGTTTTGTTCTTGTACGGAAAACTTCTTCTCAGGGAAACGCTTACGAATGGCTTCGTCTAGAGCAAGCAGGTCTTTACCTTGAGCGATAAACGTATCTGTTTCTTCTTCGAAAGCATAGATAAGTTCACCGTGTTTCTCAAGACGCATCTTGGTTCTATTCTCAACAGTGTCTTCTTTGGTTTCCAGTTCTTCTGCTTGTTGTAGTAGCTGGTGGATTTTACGCATAGCGTGGTACTCTCTCAAGTTCCAACCCATAGCTACACCAACGATAACAGCACCAAATAAAATAACGAATTCCATATCAGCCTCACTTGAATTTACACTGAATCATAATCTCTGTCAAAGCAGCCATGATATTTAGTTCATGGTCAGCTACGAATGCTGCCTTGTATTGGTATTCAGCAAGAACAAGAATTAGGTTAGGGATAGTGGATTGGTCAAGGAATGTGCTTGAATTATCGTACAGTTCTTTAAACAAAACAGGTGTATCAGCGTCAGAGTTCTTAGCAACCCACTTACGGACTTCTGTAAAGTTACGTTCTTTGAGATGCTTGTAAAGTTCTTTATAAGATTCTTCAGCTAGGTTTACGAAGATACCTGTATCAATTTTACCTGTAACAGAATAACGTTGTAGTTCGTTTAGAACACGACGATAGTCGGGGAAGTGTTTAATGATAAGTTCAGAAACAACTTTCGGGTCAAACTCAACCTGTTCGTTTTTAAGGATCTGGCTAACACGCTTGAAGAATGCTGCAGCAATTTGTTGCTTCTCGTTTGAGTCAACCTTGAACTCGATATTGGCACAACGTGAACGAAGTGGCTCAATAATACGATGCTTGAAGTTACAAGTAAAGATAAAACGACAGTTATTAGAAAACTCTTCAATGAAGGAACGAAGGGCAGGTTGAACCGAGTCAGCGTTCATATAATCCGCTTCGTCGATGATAACAACTTTCTTAGCATCAGTCAGAGATACGGTAGAAGCGAAGTTCTTAATCTTGTTACGAAGAACGTCAATCTGACGACCCTCGTCAGAACCGTTAATCATAATCCAGTCAGCGCCAACTTCTTGACATAGTGCTTTAGCAACAGTGGTCTTACCTACACCAGCTGAACCGCTGAAAAGGAAAGTAGGAAGTTCACCTTGCTCGATATATTGTTTGAATGTAGTCTTCATAGTCTCAGGAAGGATACATTCATCGATGGTTTGTGGGCGATACTTTTCAACCCAAAGGAATTGGTCTTTTTGTGCGTCAATCATAATTACTCCATAATAAAATCAAAAAGGGATGCTGTAGACTTTTCTTTCTTCCTAACCTTGCCATTAGTTTCGTTATAGCAAGATGCATGATACGGTCTAATATCGCTACCATGTTTACGTGCGCTTTTAGACTTCAGATATGCTTCAGAAAGATATCCTTTTTCTTTGCAAACAACACAAGTGAAAGTTGTAAATTCTTGGTTACCATAAACAGTCATGTGACGATGACTGTCAGGTATATTTCTGAATAGACGTGCGTCTAAGTTCTTCAATTTTGTCATAACAATCCCATAATAAAAATGGGGAGAGATTTCTCCCTCCCCTAACATTTCACATTTTAGAAGTCAAAGGTGGAATCGGCTTCTACTGCTACATAATAAACTAGATCGCTAGTCGTTGAAGACTTGAAGCGGGAGATTTTCTTACTTGATACGCTGACTGAGTAATCGCCAGGAATCATCTTAAGGTTTTCAACCTTTAGGTTAACACGGAAGTTCTTATCAGTTGTACCGACTGGTTCGCTGAAAGAGTTACCAGTAGCATTCTTCTTATCACCAACCACGATAGTGATACGACCATCAGCACCAACGATAGAAACGTCAGATGCTTTAAGAACAGAAGCAGTACGCTGAATCATAGTCAACATCTGGTTGGACAACTCAAAGTTGATTTCAGCATCAGGGAAAGTAATACTCTTGCTCGGTGCAGTCAATACAGTAGCATCTGCGGCAAAGTATTTAATGCTCATGTTACCCTGTGTAATCTTACACACTTTATCTTCAAAGGTCAATTCAGGATCTTCGAAGATTGACATTGCGCCAAGGAATTCATTAAGATCGTAAATACCAAAATCTACAGGGAATGTTTCAGTTACAGTTACATCAGACATCACGTTCTTCTGTGAACTGATTGTAGCCAACTTATTACCCTGCTTCAAAAGCAAGTTGCTGTTAATACCAGCATAGTTCTTAAAAAGGGCAAGGGTGTCTTTACTTAGTTTCATTATTTCTCCTAGTCAAAAGGTTCATTAATATATATCGCAATTATAGCGTGTTTTTGATTAAATATCAAATTTATTTCTGCATCATCAGTGCATTAAAGTTAGCAGGGACAACAATAG